TCCCGACCGGCTCGACGCCGCGGTGTGGGCAATCTGGGAGCTGATGCTGAAGGGCGGCGGCGGGGTGGGGTGGATAGAGATATGAGCAAGGAGGCAGCGGCGGCCGCATAGCGGCCTTAGTCTGGCACATCGCGCATGGCGCGGCAGTGCCTGGCAAAGCGCGGCGTGGCAACGCTTAGCATAGCACAGCAAAGGACTGAGGCGCAGGGAGCACATGGCAACATCTTCGCAGACAAGGCATAACCCTTGACAGAGACGGGGGCGGGGGATGATCGGCGCTACGACGAGCTGGTCGCGGTGGTGCGGCGGGAGATCGGCCTGCTCGGGGGATATGGGGAAGTGACGCTCTGCATCAAGGCCCACGCCGGCCAGCCCCGCGCCGTCGAAGTCCTCGGCCGCAAGCAGCACTACCTCCTCGGCGGAGGGGCCCATTTGACAAGCGCCGAGGAATCGCGTACAGTCTGACCAACTGAATAGCCTCACCGCCTACTGATCAGATCAGCGGCGGGCGTCTTCTCGGGACAGCACTCTGCTCTGCCGAGGGGCCGTCCGCCGCTTTTGCTTTTGGGGAGGTGATGCCGTGCAAGTCGGACAGCGCACACTGGCTCTCGGAACCGGCAGGGCTGACCGCAACGCTCCTCGCCGCGTTCGCCTGGCCCCGGCCGAGAAGCAGGCCTTCGTCGAGACCACGGACTGGCTGCGGACTCTGCCGCCAGAGCAGATCAGCGACCGATTGGGATTCCCGAGGATGCCGGCATGAGATTGCGCGAGCGGATCGGCAGGATGTTCCTCGGCGCGCCCTCCCCGGACGCGCTGGAGGACCTGCTCCGCCGGGCGATCGCCGCCAACCCCGCGCTCGCCATCCCGTCCTACCTCGGGGGCCGGCCGGTCTGGAACACCTGGTCGGTCCAGAAGGCCATCGAGGAGGGCTACCGGGCACACGACGTGGTGTACTCCTGCGTGCGCCGGCTCTCCACGGATGCCGCCTCCGTCCCCTGGCGGATGATGACGATGACGGCGGATGGGCCCCAGCCGGCCGAGAACCACCGCGGCAGCAAGCTGATCGCCCACCCGAATCCCCGCTTCTCCTGGCAGGACATGATCGAGTTGCTGACGATTGACCTCAATCTCGGCGGCGAGGGCTACTGGTTGCACCTGGTGGCGGGGCAGTCAGACGAGGTCTGGCGGCTGCGCCCCGACCGGGTGGCGCCGAGGCCGGGCGAGCAGACAGTGATCAGCGGATATGACTACAAGGTGGGAGAGCGCACCTTCAGCCTCAAGCCCGAGGAAGTGGTGCGCTTCGCGTTCTTCGATCCAGGCGATGATTACCACGGGCTTTCCCCTTTGCGCGCGCTCGCCCGCGTGGTGGATACGGACAATGAAGGCATTGATTGGAACAAGGCGAGCCTTCAGAACCGGGCGACGCCGGCCGGGGCGCTGATTGCGAAGAGCGCTCCGACCGGCGACCAGATGGAGGATCTGCGGGATTACCTCAGCAGGCGGGCCGAGGGGCCGGCCAACGCGCGCAAGCCCCTCGTGCTGTGGGGCGACCTGACCTGGCAGCAGTTCGGCCTCAGCCCGCAGGACATGGACTTCATCGAAGGATCGAAGCTGAACGCGCGGCGGATCTGCAACGGCTTCGGAGTGCCGCCCATCATCGCCGGCGTGGTGGACTCGACCTTCGACAACTATCGCTTGGGGCGGCGCACGATGTGGGAAGACACCATCATCCCGTTCCTCTCGGACCAGCGCGGCGCGCTTAACCTCCAGCTCGCCCCCCTCCTGGGAGGCGACGCGACCTTCGATTTCGACCTGAGCCAGACCCCAGCGGTCCGCGAGGCGCAGCGCGAGCGGGCGAATGAAGCGAAGACCTACTTCGATATGGGATTCTCACCCCGGGCCATCAACGAGCACCTCGGCCTGGGCTTCGCCCCGGAGGACGCGCCGGAGACGGGCTTCATCTCGGCGATGCTCCTACCGGTGAACACCCCGCCCGTTCCGACGCCCGTACTGCCGCCTATCCCGAAGCCGACGCAGGCCACCTCCCGCTCGATCAACCTCCGCACCGAGGTGCAGCGCACCGCGCACTGGCGGCGCTTCGACCGCCAGCGGCAGGCCTGGGAGCGGGCGATCGCTGCGCATGTGAGCACCCGCTTCGCCCAGGAGCGCGAGCAGGTGGTGGCGGCCTGGGATGGCGGCAACCGATACCTGGATTCGGTGGTAGACGCGGGATGCCCCGAGTGGGAGCAGCTTCTCACCACCGCCTGGCGGGCGGTGATAGAGCATTTCGGCGGCGAGGTGGCGGACCAGCTTTCGGGTCGGAGCAGGGCGCTGCGGATCGCCCCGCCGCTCACCTACTTCGCGGCCTGGGACGCGAACATCCAGGAGTTCGTGCGGCGGGCGGTCGGCGAGAGCATCACCCAGATCAGCGAGACGACCAAGCTCGCCATCCGGGAGCAGATCGCCGAGGGGCTCGACAACAATGAGAGCAGCCGGGAGATCGCGGCCCGCATCCGGGAGGTCTTCGACGAGGCCGATACCTATCGCTCCTACCTGATCGCCCGCACCGAGGTGGGAGGCGCGGCCAACTACGGCGCCCAGGAATCGGCCCGGCAGAGCGGGGTGGTGGAGACGAAGACCTGGATCAGCTCCCGCGACGACCGGGTGCGCGATTCGCACGCGCCTGGCACCGGCGTGGACGGGGAGACGGTCGGACTCGACGAGCCCTACAGCAACGGACTCTACCAGCCGGGCGATCCGAATGGCCCGGCGAGCGAGATCTGCAACTGTCGGTGCGTCGAGGGCTACAGCACAGGGGCGGTGGGAGAAGAGGAATGAGACTGCGACAGATCAGGGCTTTCAGGCTTGACGATGTGCAGGTGGGCGACGCGGGGCACGTGAGTTTCCATTCCTCGGTATTCGGGGTGAAGGATACCTACGGCACTTATTTCGACCGCGGCTGCTTCGCCAAGACCCTTGGCGAGCACAGGGGAGAGTTCGCGGTCACCTGGTTCCATGACCCGCGGGATCCCATCGGATTGGGCGTGCATTCCGAAGATGATACCGGGCTGCGGGTGGAGTGCGATCTCGACCTCGACATCGAGACCGGCCGGCGCGTCTACTCGGGTCTCAGGAAGCGCTACATCGATTCCGCCTCGATCAGTTTCGACACCATGACGGAGGCGGTGGAGAACGAGGAGACGCATTTCAAGGAGGTCCGCCTCTATGAATCGGCGTTGCTTACCCGCCTCTTCGGCTCCAACCCGGCCGCGCTGGTGGACGAGGTGCGGGCCCGCACCGGCATGGAGTATCCGAAGCCGACCCCGGCCATCGTGACGGAGGCCGACCTGCGGGGGATGGTTGAGGGCCTGGCGGCCTTGCACGAGCGCGAACTCACCGGCCCCGAGGTCACTCTCGTGCTGAACTGCTGCGCCATCTTGCGGGACCTTCTCACGCCCGAGGAGGGCAGGCCCTACCCGAACGAGCACGCCTGCCGGTTGCAGCCGCCCAGCAAATTCAGCGAGTTCCGGCGGGGCACGCGCAAGCACGAGGGCAAGACCTACTCGATCATCTTCGGGCACGTCAAGGACACCGAGGATTGGGAAGAGCAGGCCTACCGCTACGCCAAGGACGTGTGGGAGGCGGCCGAGGCTCGCGCCCACTGCAAGTCGCATGATGGGAGTTTCGAGGCAGCTTCGGGCCAGGATGCAATCGCCTGCGCCCTGAGTGATATGCCGAGCGACGCGCCCTCCATTCAGCCATCGGCTGCACTGATCACATTGCAGAACGAGTTGGCAGCACTCGCCTCGCGGGGGCCGATACGTTCACCCTCGGGGACGGGCCGCATACCGAGCATCGCGCCGGATATCCACGCGCTGCTGACCGATCTGAGATCGCTCGGTGCACGGCTATAGAGCCGATACCTTGATTCACTGGAGGATGGCACCATGAATAGGTGCAGAAGTTGTCAGGTCGAACTCGCCGAGGGCACGTTGTTCTGCCCTGCTTGCGGCGAGCAGGTTGCGCAGCCGGGGCCTCCGCCAAGCGCGGCGGATCTCCAGGCTGCGGCCGGGGCAGCCCGGGAGGCTGCTCGCCTTCTGCGAGAGCGAGCACCCGAACTGACCCCTGAAGTTCGCAATGAGTTGATCGCGGCGGCGCAGGCGCCGCTCCGCGAGGAGATCACCGCCCTGCGTACGCAGGTCGAAGAGGCGCAGTTGGCGGCCCAGCGCATCCCGACCGGCGGGCCGAACGCGCCGGAAGCGGAACGCACGTATGGGTTCCGCAACATGGAGGACTTCCTCCAGACCGCCCTGCTGAACCGAGCGGATCCGCGCTTGCACACCGTCACGCCCAGGCCCGAGCAGACCCGCGATCTGGCGATGCTCCCCGGGGCGGCGGGCGGGTTCCTCGTCCCGCCCCAGTTCGCGGACATGCTCACCGCGATCACCCCGCAGGAGGCCATCGTGCGCCCCCGCGCGACGGTCATGCCCGCGGGCGTCGCGCCTGACGCCTCAGTGACCTTCCCCATGCTGAACCAGAGCGGGGTGCTCGGCGTATACGCCGGCATGACCGGCGGCTGGGTCGGGGAAGGCGGACTGAAGCCCGAGACGCAGCCGGCTTTGGCCCAGATGACGCTGACCCCGCATGAGGTGTCGGCGTTTGTGGACGTGACCGACAAGCTCCTGCGGAACAACCCGGCGGCGGTGACGCAGCTGATCCAGACCGGGTTCCGGGACACGATCCTCTCGGTCGAGGACATCGCGTTCATCAGCGGCAACGGCATCGGCCGCCCGCTGGGCTTTCTCGGCCACGCCTCGAATGTGAACGTGGCCCGCGCCGGCGGCGGCGCGATCGTCTACGCCGACGTGGTGAACATGTTCTGGCGGATGCTCAAACTGGGCACCGCCGGCCCGATCTGGCTCGGCAACCCGAGCGTCATTCCGCAGCTCCAGAACCTGGCCTCCGTTCTCGGCCAGCCCGTCTGGCAGCCGAGCGCGCGGGAGGGGATGCCTACCTCCCTGATGGGATTCCCGTTCGTGCCCAATGAGCGGCAGCCCGTGCTCGGAGCCGTGGGTGACCTGATGTTCGTCAACCTCCGCTACTACATGATCCAGGAGGGCGTGGGCCTGGCGATCAAGGACGACCAGGGCATCGGGGCCTTCGACCACAACGTCACCCGCGTCAAGGCCTACAGGAGCGTTGACGGCCAGCCGATGCTGGCGACCCCGCTCCTCGGCGAGGATGGCGTGAACACCTTCAGCCCGTTCGTGGTGCTGAACTAGCGCCGCTGCTGGCGCGCGAGAGACAGCGCCGGTGGCGCTGGGATTGAGACAAGCCCGGCCCGGGGTGCGCTTCCGATAGCCGCCCCGGGCCATGGAGAGAACGACGATGGCTGGTTGGCTCACCGAGAAACTGAAGATCGACCCGGCGAACACGTACATGTACCAGATCCTGGCGACGCCGGCGCCGGGCATCCGCAGCAGGTACTACTCGCTGCGGGAGTACAGCAAGATCGTGTTCGCGTTCATCATCGACACGATGGCGGCGGCCGCGCAGGTTGTGGCCTCCATCATCGAGGCGACTGACAACGCGGGCACGGGAGCGCAAGCGATCGCGACCGCGACGGCGACGATCACCGCCAACACCAATGTGCAGGTGGCCACTATCGTCTGCACGACGGTGCTGGCGACCGAGTACGTGACCATCAACGGCGTGCGGTTCATCGCCGCCGCGGCCCCGGACTTCCCCAACCACGTATTCGACCAGAGCGGCGGCGACGCTGCCGACGCTGCCTCGCTGGCGGCGGCGATCAACCATGCGGCTGCCCAGGTCCACTTCGAGGCGGCAGGCGGCCGTATCACGGCCGCCGTGCTCGCCGGCCAGACCGTGACCCTGTGGATGACCGAGCCCGGCGTGGGGTCGCTGACCATCGTCTCGCACGACGCCACCATGGTGGTCGCGACGGTGGAGGCCATCGGCACCATCGAGATCGAGAATACCGCGCTGACCCCGGGCTTCGATCACGTCGCCCTGCAGCTCGTCGGGGCGGCGACTTCCCATGCGGCGATACTGGCGATCCGCGGCGGCGAGCCGCGGTACGCGGCCGTCACGCAGTCGGTTGCTGCGACCGACACGGACACCTAAGACGGTCCTGATCTTCGGCTGGGGAGGCGCCCGATCCGCCTCCCCAGCCGGACCCTCGATGAAAGAGAGGTAGGACGATGGCGAGAACGACGAGCCTCCTTCTCGAAAAGGCTCGCTACATCCTGGCGATGCCGTACCAGGCGCTGGCGGCCCCGGCCGCGGGCAAGATTGGCAGATACATGCCCGTCGCCAACTGCAGCAAGCTGGTCGCGCTGGTGAACATCGATACCCTGGCGGTGACCGAGACGGTGGTCGTCACGGCGGTGGAAGCTACCAACTACCTAGGCGCCGGTGCCGCCAACATCGCCACCTGCACCTGCACGGTGACGGCCAACACCTTCGTCGACCGCATGACGATCACGATGAACACGCCGACCGTGGACGATACGGTCATCATCAACGGAATCACGTACACCGCGAAGGCGGCCGAGAATCTAGCGCTGCGCCAGTTCGACCAGAGCGGCAACACGACCGCGCAGGCGCTCTCGCTCGCCGCCTGCATCAACGATGCCACCTGGGGCGTGCCGGGAATCACCGCGGCCCCCGCTGTTGCGGTGGTGACCCTGACGGTGAACGACCCGACGGCGGGCGGATATGACCGGATCACCGCGATCTGTTCCGACCCGACGAAGGCGATCCCGGCCACCCTCAACGCGCAGGCGCTGCTGGAGATCGACGCGACCGCCCTGAGTGGGGCCAACACCCATGTCGCGGTGCGCGTCGCCGGCCCCGCCACGGCGCACGCGAATGTCGTGGTCGTGCAGAGCGGCCTGAACTACGCGCCGATGGTGCAGCCCGTGGCCGCCCAGGACGCGGACTGGTAGAAAGGGAGGACGATGACCTACGCCGGCTACAATCCGCACGTCAAGCTCGGGAGGAAGAGCGTCCCGGACAGCGCGCCCATGGGCGGCGACCAGGTGCTGATGAACGATGTTCCGATCCGCCCTATCAGCATGGTCGGCAATCTCATCACCTTCGACGTGGCGCTCCCCTATCGGGTCAGCCTCGGATGGCTGCCCAAGGGGGCGGCGGTCTTCGGCGCGGTGGTGGCGGTCACGGCTGCGTTCAATGCCGGGACCACGAACGTGCTGGTGGTCGGAACCCGCGCGGACATCGACAATCTCGTTGAGGCGGGGGACGTGAACGAGGCGGCGGTCGGCACCGCGCTGGTCTGCCACCGGGGCGGCGGCGTGCTCACCGAGGACACGGAGTATTTCGTCCAGTTCACGCAGACGGGCGGAGCGGCGACGACCGGCGAGGCGCGGGTCGGCGTGCTCTACGCGATCCCATAGGCTAGGAGAGTCACATGCCAGCAATGAGTTCACTGCTGCTCGAGCGTTCCCGATTCGTGCTGTCGCTGATACCGCAGGCGATTGCGCTCGCCCCCGGCGGCGTCGTCGGCTGGTTCGTCCGCCTGGGCGTGGCCGGCAAGCTGATCTTCGCCGTCATCATTGACACCCTGGCGGACGGCGAGGCGGCGATCTGCACCGTGGTCGAAGCGCAGGATGCGGCGGGCACCGCCGCCCAGAACATCGCCACCGCCACCGCCACGGCGACCGCGGGCACGGCTGCGAGCCGGGTGCAACTGACCATGAACGCGCCCGCCATCGGCTCCACCGTGACGATCACTGTCGGCGGGGTGGCCCATCTGTTCACCGCGGCCGGCGCCCAGAACCTGGTGACCCACGCCTTCAATCAGTCGGCCGGCGACAACGCGACCGCGATCTCCCTGGCGGCCTGCATCAATAGTGTCCTCTATGGCATCGCGGAGGTCACGGCCGTCGCCAACGGTCCAGTCGTCATGTTGACGGTGGACGAGACCGGCGCCTACACCATCACCTGCGCGGTATCCACGCCGCTCACCATCGTACCCGTGACGATGGAGGCGGTGGTGCTGGTGGAGGTGGATGGCACCGCTCTTACGAACGGCTTCAGCCATGTGGCGATCCGGGTGGCGGGGCCGGTGACGGCCCACGCCGGCGCCATCGCGGAGCTGAGCGATCTCCGGTACGCCCCGCAGACCCAGCCGGTGGCGGGACAGGACTGGGACTCCTAGTGCTCATCAAGTTCCGACAGGCGCTGCGCGTTGAGGAGCTAGCCTACGCGGCGGGCGAGGTGGCCGACCTGCCTGCCCAGGCCGCGATCCAGATCGTGCGGCGAGGCGTGGCCGAACTCGCGGAGCGCGAGCGGCTGCGGCAACCGGAACAGAACCGCATCCGGCAGCCGAAGGGCAATCGGCGATCACCCTCCGGGCATCGCTTCCTTGACAAGGCGGCCGGCCGTTCCGGGCGGCCGCCGGAGACTGAACGATGAGATATGAGGCCGCGAGCCAGTTCGGACTAGTGGAGGTGGTGCGGGCGCTCTGCCGCGCCGGCGAGAAAGACCTGCGCGAGGCCGCCTCGGAGGCGCGCTTTGCCATGCGCGTTCCGGCCGACCAGGTGATCGTGGAGATCGGCTCTTTCCATGGGCATGGCCTCTACTCGTTGGCCGGCGGCTCTGCCCTCGGTAACGGCGCGCACATCTACGGTGTTGACCTATGGGGTCTGCGGGAGAGTGGGCAGGGGCCGGCCTATGATCGGCCCGAGAACATGGCGCTGGTCCAGGATATCCTGCACATGCTGGGCATCGAGAACCTAGTCACGCTCATCCGCTCCGACAGCGTGGATGCGGCCAAGGGCTTTGGGCCTCCCGTCGGCCTCCTCGTGATAGACGGGGACCATCGCAAGCCTGGCGTGCTGGCCGACTATCTCGCCTGGTCGCCGAAGGTGGCGCCCGGCGGCTGGCTGCTCATGCACGATGCGCGGAACGGCGGCTGGCCGGGCGTGGATGAGGTGATCACCCAGGTGATCGGGCCTAGCCTCCTTTGGGAAGCGGAAGAGTTCGTGGAGCCTTTCAGCCAATGGTTCAGGAAACGACGATAGCGGCGAGAGCCGACCTGAATATGCTGAGCCCGGTCCTGCGCCGGCTGCTCGCCACCATCCCCGGCGAGATCAGCGAACGGGAGGGCCTCGGGCTCGCCTGGCTGGCCGCGCAGGTGCCAGCAGGCCGCTGCATCGTGGAGGTCGGGTCCTATCGCGGGCGATCAGGCTGCTACCTCGCAGAAGGGGCGCGGCATAGGCTCCGGGTCGAGCCAGCTGTCCGCGTCTATGGCGTGGACCTCTGGCAGGAGGCGCCGTGGCCGCAGTATGCCGACCCGAAGAACTGGCAGGCCTTCGGCGATGCGAAATCGGCCCTCGGCCTCGACAGCTATCTGATCGGGGTTCACGGCCGATCGGAAGCCATCGGAACCAACTGGGGCGCTGGCCCTCTCGGCCTCCTCTTCCTCGATGGCGACCATACCTTCGAGGCCGTGGCTGCAGACTATCGGGCTTGGCAGATCCACATCGCGTCTGGCGGCTTCCTTGCCCTCCACGACGCGGTTGACCCGGACTGGGGCGTGAGGCGGGCGATAGAGGAAATCATCCTGCCGACCGGCCTGTGGG